CTTTAGGGAGGCAGAGGGGGCCATTGTTTTTTTTATCTGCATCTCAGCAATGCACAAACGAAGTCTGGTGGAATCGACTCTGAACGGGATGTGCGATTTGTGGGGCTTGCAAACTACATCGTTGAATTGTTCGGAGTACGGCAATTTATTGCTGACATTGACAGAGACAGACAATTCTGGCGAGAAGGTGACACTATCTGCCATTCCGTCCTAGATTGGGCGGTAAATGAGGGCTTTGATGAATTCTTTTCTCAGCATGACGTAGAATTTAAAGAGGCCCATGAATTTAGGCAGCGACATATAATTAGAGCATTAAAGAGCAAAGGGGTCGTCTAATGGCAAAGTCAATCATAGATATTGAGGTCAATGACGGCCCATTCAATGAATTTCAAGAATCATTCGCTAAATATCAAGCCGCACTGCTAAAGACTCCTGATGCATGGAATAAAGCAAGCAAAACAACTGCTGAATCTTCTTCTATCGTAGATAAGTTGTCCGGTAAGGTAAAAGATGTAAATTCAAATGTTGGGAAAATGGTACCTAGTGTTGATAAATTCAACAAGGCAACCAAAAGTAGCGATATGACCATGGCTCGCATGGTTAAATCTAGTAAATCAATTGCAACAAACATAAAAGACACTACCCTTTCATTAATTAAATGGACGGGTATTTTTAGTGCTGTATCTGGATTGCTTGGAGTGGGTGGATTTTTTGGCATTGATAAACTTGCGGCAAGTGCTTCTAATGATCGATTCCGTGCGCAGGGACTTGGCGTAAACACCGGAGAACTAAACGCAGCAAAAATCAACTACTCGAAAGTTGTTGGTGATCCTGCTGGAACATTAGGTGCAATTCGTGACGCTCAATATGATTTGAGCAAACGATGGACTTTTAGCGCCATGGGTATCAACCCGCAAGGTAAAGACGCTGGCAAGCTGATTGGCCCAATGGTAAAGGCTGCACGCAAGACATTCATTGCTTCAGGATCAACACAGCAAGGCGCAGAGGCCCATGGATTGACTCAATTCTTTAGCATGGATGATCTAGTTAGACTAAAGAGTATGAGCGAAGCAGAAGTCAATGCAATGGTTAAGCGCGCAGACGCAGATACCAAGGCAATGTCATTATCTGACAAGGTTTCTCGATCATGGCAGAACTTAAACCAACAACTTGATCGTTCAGAACAGCAAATTAAGAGAACATTCATTCTTGGTCTTGTCCCTCTTGCTGGCCCTTTGGCTAAATTGTCAGATGCGTTTCAGCAAGCAGTAGCTGAAATAATGAAGACAAAGCAGATGGGTAAGTGGATCGATGAGTTAGGATCTGGGATTAAGCATTTTGCATCATATCTAACCTCTCCTGAATTCAAGACCGATATCCAAGCATTCATGGAAGCATTGGACGACGCAGGCGGGGCAATTTACAATTTCGCGCAGCGCATTGGAAAACTGTTTGGCACCGGTGAAGTTACACTAAAGGCAAGCCAGTATCACAAGCTAAATGATATAGCTAAAACAGATCCTAAACTTGCGTCTGCATTAACCAATTTTCTTGAGAATCCAAGTCGTCAGAAATACAATTCTTCTGTTGTTCAAAGATGGGTTGAAACGCATCCTAGCGCTGTAATTCGTGGCCCAAAACAAATTGCAGCAACACAGCAAGAAATTTTGAAACGTTTCGGGTTGATATCCGGTCCTTCTGGATACACGGTAAACAATATTCCAGCATCTAGTCCACAAACTTCTGGTGCTTACAATGCACCAAATCATAACCCTGGTAACTTGCGTAGATGGGGTAACTATCCTACTTCAGGTGGATTTGCTCAATTCCCTAATGACACAGTTGGATTAAGGGCGATGGCTAAGCAGCTTAGGATTTACAATTCAAAAAAAATAAATACCATTAATGATATTATTAAAAAATATGCACCAATGGAAGATAACAACGATGTTGGGTCATATATCCGTGATGTTACAAAACGAACAGGATTTAGAGCAGACCAACAATTGAATTTGAACGATAATAAGACTTTGGCAACACTTGTTTCTGCAATGACAAAGCATGAGAATGTGAAATCTAATTTCACTCCTAATACAGTAGTTACAATATTGAATAATACTGGTGGCAATGCAATTGTAACAACAAACCAATTGGCGCATTAATATGACAACATCAAGAGTATTATTTCAGCTAGGAAGCGAAATATCGCCAATTATTTTGACTAATGGAATTGCTAAGTACATTCCTGGCGGAATGTTGCCTATTGTTGCAATTACAGAGGCATCTAGTTTTACTTTAGGTCTTCTATCTGGAAGTATTAACCTTGATCTTGATACGTACCTTTGCCATTTCATGCCATTACCAGGATCTATGCTTATTAACAATGATATTGGAGAATATCCATTTGCTAATCAGGCCGTAGCTGCAAATGCTATTATTGCAAAACCTATACCTGTATCTTTGTTGATGAACTGTCCTGTAAATCAAGGGTATGGATATATTTCAAAGTTTACGACTATTTCGGCATTAAAATCAGCCCTTGATTTGCATAACTCAATGGGTGGTACTTACATAGTTGCAACTCCATCTTATATTTATAAGAATTGCATTCTCAAGCAGATGAAAGACGTCACAGGGAGTGGAAGCAAGCAGGTTCAGCAACAATGGCAATTTGACTTTGAGAAGCCTTTATTAACTGAATCAGAAGCGGGCTCTGTTCTTAATGCACTAATGTCAAAACTTTCAGGTGGATTACCTGTTGATACTCCAAGTTGGTCTGGAGCCGCAGTATCTTCTGGAACTAACTTTGCAGGAACAACAAATATTACATCAGCCAAAAACTTGACTGGTACTGCATCAGGATTGGGGTAAAAATGACAACATTTAATTACAACCCAACATCTGAATCTGTATTTCAATTTCAGCCTACATTAGATAATAATGTATACAACGTTATTGTAAATTACAATATTTTTGGTCAGAGATTCTACGTTAATATTTATGATCTTTCTGGAACTTTAATATTGTGCATGCCATTTATTGGATCACCGTTAAATTACGATATTTCTTTGACTGCCGGGTATTTCACTTCAACTATGATTTACAGGATTGCAAATCAACAAATTGAGGTTTCACCATGAGAGCCTACAATTTGATCATTAGTGACTCAAAGACTGGAAAGGTTGTTCGTAACTACTCCAGTTTTTTATCTAATGGATCGTACAATACGGCAGCATTGACATTAGAATTAAATGTCCCTTTATATGCAATGGCATCCCCAATGGGAATGGCAATGATGAAAATATGGGGGATATCGTTACAGGATATAGGGCAAGCAAGTGACTTAAACGGTCAAACCATTAGATTGTACGCAGGAATGGCTAGTGGTTTGCCTTTAGCAAATCCAGCACAATATGGCTTGATACTAGAAGGAACAATTTATCAGGCATTTGGTAACTGGCAAGGTACTAATCAAACGTTAGACATTATTGCTTACACTTACTCTGGAACTGCTTCACAGCCAGCAAACCTAACGTTGAACTGGAAAAAAGGAGTTCATTTAGGAACTGCAATTGCAAATACATTAGCTACGGCATTTCCAACAATGAAAGCAATTGTTAATATTAGTCCAAACCTTATTCTGTCACATGATGAGCCTGGGTACTACGGTACATTGACTCAATTTGCAGAATACATAAAAGGCGTTAGTCAGACAATCATTGGTGGTAGCTATTCTGGTGTTGATATGTGCATTAAAAACAACCAGATTATTGTTTACGATGGAACAAGCAAAACATCACCATTACAGATTAATTTTGTTGATTTGATTGGTCAGCCAACATGGATAGGGCCGCAGCAGATTAACGTACGTTCAGTGCTAAGATCAGATATTAATGTAGGTGATTACATTAAAATGCCTACAGGATCTGTAACCACAATTACACAGTCGTCACAATCACAATATAGAAACAAATCAGCGTTTCAAAGTACGTTTCAAGTTGTTAGAATATTGCATGCAGGTAATTCAAGACAGGCTGATGCAAATTCTTGGGTAACATCAATTGATTCGGTGATATCAGTATGAGTAACGAAGGGCAAAAAACACCGCTTGCGCTATCTCTAAATAATTTTGCGCAAAAAAAGATAATGGATGCCGTCCAGATTCTAGGTAAGGGACTTCCTGCATCTGTTGTTTCTGTATCTGGTTCAATTGTTACCGTGAAGTTTGAAATACAGTCAGGATTTACGCTGCCACAAGTGACCATCCCTTTGTTTGGCCCTGAGTATGTACGTTATCCAATACAAGATGGCTGCAAAGGTGTGGTGGTGCCAATGGACGCCCGCATTGGTGGTGTTAGCGGACTAGGGACTGGAACTGCTGATTTGTCTATACCGGCGAATCTTTCTGCGTTGGTTTTCTTGCCCATAGCAAATACTGCATGGACTAGCGTAGATCCTAACGCTGTCACACTTTACGGACCAAATGGAGTTGTAATCCGTGATACTGGATCTGGAGCAGTAATAACGCTAACTCCGTCTGGAATTAACTGTGTTGTTGGTGGAAATTCTTTGTTGATTAATAGTTCTGGAACAACGGTTACAGGTCCATTTACAGTTAATGGTGCCACTGTGCTGAATGGTCCATTATCTCAAGGTGTTGGTGCGGGAGGCGGTACAGCTACAATGCTTGGGCCAATAACTGTAACAAATGATGTTGTTGCTGGTGGTAAGTCACTAAAGACGCACGTTCACTCTGGTGTTACATCAGGCGGAAGCAACACAGGAGCACCGGTATAATGAGAACATATGGCAGACTAAATGGAAATTGGATCGAGATAGATACAGATTCAAATGGATATAACGATTCTGTTTATATCACGACACTCGCGCAATGCTTAAAACTTG